GTTTATCAATTTTAAGTGTGGCGTTTTGACTTCAAATCATGAACATGGTGATTTTGGATCTTATACAAATTGTTTGTCTTCTACATTGCGTCGATTTTACTCAGTACGCACACACATCAAACCCGAATACAGGGTCAAGGGTGGTGTGAGTTTAAATACAAATCATCCTGATTTGAACAAGAGTGATTTGACGCAAGATGTGTGGGAACTTGACATTTTGGAGACTATTCCTTTGCCTTCAGTGAAGACAACAGAGCATCCTTTCGCTCAAGAAATCGTCGAATACATTGATGATGATGGAGAAAAAGTAGTATGTTCTAAATTGTCTTTGCCTCAATATCTTAAAGCTGTTGTGTTTCTCAGTAGAAACCACAAGCGGAAGCAAGTGAATTTGCTTGCTCGAGCTAAAAAGTTTGAAGAAATGCCGATGTGCGCAGAATGTGGTCTACCCACAGAGATGTGTACGTGCGCGAAACCTCATTCTTGGGAAGAATTGACTGATGCAGTGAGTGCCACAGTGATGAAATCGATGACGACATATTTGTCGTCAGTCTTTTCACCACTTATACTATTGAATAAAATGATTGGATATTCCCCAGTTCGGAAACTCACAACTAAAGTGCTTGAAAAGGAACTTAGTGTGATTTTGAACGGTGCGGTAACACCCATGTTATTCAATTGTGTGCCTGATTGCTTACTTAATTCTGTTTGGGGGCAACGCTACGTGAATGTTTGGGCAGCCAACCAAGCTTATGGACAATTGAGACGTTATGTCCAATATGTCCAGTTTGGATTTGTCTGCTTGAGTGCGTGGTTTTTGTCGAACTTGTACAGAGGAAAAACATTTATATTGCCTGGAATAGTTTGCGTTTTATTGACAGTATTGGCTTCGCTATTGATGCGAGCATACTGTAAACGTATTGAACAGGTGAAAGAAGTGTATTTCCGCAGGAGAGATGCATTGCCTCAATCTTGCAATGTGAAAACCAATGGTTCCAAATGTGCATTGGCTGTTGCTACCGCAGTGGTGGGAATGGCAATGATCCGCATGTGGAATTCAAAGAGAATCCGGGATTTGGAAACCAACAGTGATCGTGATTCCGAACCTGGTTGGTTCGGATGGTTGATTGGAAGTAAGAAAGCTTCATACGAAAGTGATGAACGAGTTAAATACTCTACAACTCTAGAAGTGCGCAACGCCATTTCCCGCAATTTATGCTGGATGGACGTTGAAAGAGATGATGGGTCGAAGACTCGTTGTAATGCTTTCTTTCCACGAACATCAGTTATGTGGCTTCCAAGACATGTGTTCTATCCAGGAGCAGATGTCACCAAAACACCTTCACGTTTACTTACAGTTGATGTGCAGCGAAATAATTCACCTGGATCTAGGTTTAGGGTGCGTATTTCACTTAATCAATGCGTGGGTATTGGTGGTTTGGACATGGTTGCAGCGTATGTACCTAACGCTCCAGACTTTGCTGACGTATCACACATTTTACCAAAAACATTTTCTGATGGCACTTGTGCTGCAAAAATGGTTGTTCGAGGCCGTGATTTGATCTTGAACACTACTAGTATTTTGGCGAAAAGTGGCAAATTGTCACATTGTGGTTTTGTGTACGACGGTGTTTCGTATAACACTGATTTGGCAAGAGTGGGAGCTTGTATGGGCGTTGTGATTTCTGATCAAACATCACCCGTGGTTTTGGGTTTTCACATAGCTGGAAGAGAACGTGACAATTATGGTGTTTCTCAAACTGTTACATACAGTATGTACGAGCAAATGTGCTCGGACTTAGAGAAATGTTATGGAGTCACATTATCTTCCAAAGCTGGGAAAATTCCTGCTACACAATATGGTAAGCCTCTTATTGTATCAACAGAAGTACATCCGCTGTGCAAACTTGCTACAGCTGATGAAAACACTTGTGTAGACATATTAGGTGCTACAGCGTTGAGATCAACGCAGAAAAGCCGTGTTGTGCAAAGTGAATTGTCCCCACATGTTGCAGAGATAACAGGTGTGCAAAACAAATGGGGGCCACCCAAAATGACCCCTAATTGGGCAGCATACAATAAAACTTTGGAACATGTGGTGAATCCAGCAGATCCTTTTGACCCTGATCTAGTCGTAATGGCTATGAAAGATTGGGTTGGACCTGTTAAGGAATCACTGCAAGAATGGATCAAAACAGAAGAAGTTCGACCATTGACATTGGAAGAAAGCATTCTTGGCATAGACGGAAAACGTTTTATTGATGCCATTCCGATGAACACAAGCATGGGATTTCCTATTTTCCAAGCCAAACATAAATGGTTTGACGAAAAGCGGGAGGATGGAGTTCTGGTTTCCAGGACTCCACACCCTTCTGTTTTGGAAGAAATGGAAAGACAAAAGCAGTGTTGGTTGGAAGGAACGCGAGCCTACCCAGTCACAGCAGCTACTTTAAAGGATGAACCCACACCTCTCGATTCTGAGAAAGTGCGAGTTTTCCAAGGTGGAAGTGTTGCTTTTGGAATTTGGTTGAGGATTTATTTTTTGCCAATTTTGCGTTTCATGCATCACAATCCGACTTTGACAGAGTCAGCAGTTGGTGTTAATGCAATGGGACCTGAATGGCAAACATTGATGGAACATGCTGAAAAATATGCAACAGATGGAAAGATGATTGCATGGGATTACAGCAAGTATGACGTCAGAATGAATTCTCAAATGACACGTTCCGTGATGTACTTATTCATCGAACTTGCCAAAAGTGTACCTGGTTATACCAGTGAAGATATTACACTTATGGAAATGATGGTCATTGATTTGACTCATCCTTTGATCGATTGGAATGGTGTTATGTTCATGGCATTTAATATGAACACATCAGGAAACAATTTGACGGTGGACATTAATGGAACAGCAGGAAGTTTGTATGTACGTATAGCATTCTTC